TATCCAATTTACGCAAGCCCAACCGACAAGAAATTATACGAGCATGAAATAGGGTTCAATTATGATGCCCTAACGCCCTTTGCCGAGACAGGCCCAATCATCTTGGGAACAGGCGATAATGTAATGTCGGTCACTCAGCTAATACCTGATGAACGCAATCAAGGGGACGTTAAGGCCACATTAAAGACACGCTTTTACCCCAATGATACTGAACGCAGTTATGGGCCGTTTACAATGACTAACCCTGTTTCATTACGGCTAACAGGTAGGCAAGTTCGATTGCGAATAGACACGTTTGTACCTGGTGATTGGCGCGTAGGTATTAATCGCCTAGAAGTTAAAGCAGGAGGTAATCGTTGAGTATTCAGATGCCACCAAAACCAACGGGCAATAGTTGGAACAATTATGCACAGAGACTAAGTGATTATCTATTACAGGTTAGATCACAATTACGGCATAAATCTTCAACTGATTCAGCGACAGAAAACGGTATTTTATTGTGGGACACAACAGGCTACCCCGTAGTTTCAAACAATAATACATTTGTGGGCGTGGAATTAAAGTCGCCTGGTTACACTGTGGCAGCATTACCTACAGGTGTAGTGGGGCAAAGAGAATATGTTACTGACGCATCTTCACCTAGTTTTGGTGCAGCAGTTTCAGGTGGCGGTTCAGTGGTGATTCCTGTGTTTAAAAATGCTTCTGCTTGGGTCGTGGGTTAAACATGAATGAGCTAGAAAGATGCAGAGGTTGGATAGAAAGTGCCCTTGAATATGGTGGCGGTACGCACACTTTTGAAGATGTGAAATGTGGTATAATCGAAGGTAAATCACAGCTATGGCCTGCGGCTAATTCCTGCCTTGTGACAGAGATAACGAAGCACCCACAAAAGAAAGTTTTACACATATTTTTAGGTGGTGGAGATTTAGAAGAAATTAAGTCAATGCAGCCAGATGTAATAGCATGGGCAAAGTCTCAAGATTGTGAAAGTTTAACTATGACAGGTCGAAAAGGCTGGTCTAAAGCATTAGCAGATATTGGCTGGAAATCACAGTTAGTTCTATTAGAAAAGAGGTTTTAAGAATGTCAAAAGGCGGCACGACAAGTACAGGTTCATCAACTGAAATACCTCAATGGGTGCAAGACGCTGGACGCAAGCAATATCAGACGGGTACTGAACTAGGACAAATAGGTTACACACCCTATTATGGTGCTGATGTTGCCGCATTTAATCCAATGCAAGAATCAGCTTTTCGATCTACTGGAACTGCGGCTGATGCGTTTGGTATGGGGCCAGCGTCCACAGTGCCTAGTGGAGCCACTTTTGGCCCTCACTCACCTACTTGGGCGACAGATGGTATTCAAGCACCTACTACTTACAAAGGCGGTATTAGAGGCTATTCGGGTATGCCAATGTATACAGAGGCGTTAAATACGTTAGAGCAGCAACGTCCGTTCCAGAAACAGCAACTTGAACAACAGTTCATTGACCCAACAACAGGGTTAACGCCCGAAGGTCGTAAAATTCAAGACATTAATTCTCTATACAACGAAGCATTTGGTCGCAATGTTGGGCTAGAAGGTGTTTCTGCATACTTGCCTTTGGTTCAACAGGGCATGACTAATAACGAATTACGCAGAATTTTATACGATAGCCCAGAAGCGAAGGCATTAGGAAAATCGTCATTAGGAGCACCCATCGAGATAGGTGTAGGTGGTGGTTTGCTAGGTGGCTCACCATATGTTCCTCCAGCCTTAGTTTCTGGCTCTAGCGGTATTTTAGATTCTATTTCAGGCACAGGCGCAACAGTGGCTAATACAGGCTCAGCAGTGGTTGACTCAAACTCAGCAGTGGTTGACTCAAACTCAGCAGTGGTTGATGCGGCAGTAACTATCGTTAGTCAAGTTACAAACGCTGACGGCACTGTTACAACAACCTATTCTGACGGCACTGTGAAAACCACAGGCACATCAACAGACATAAATACTGGTACTGGTACGGCAGTAACTATCGTTAGTCAAGTTACAAACGCTGATGGTACAGTAACAACAACTTATTCTGACGGCACTGTAGAAACTACAGGAACACCAACAGTGGCTGATGTGGCATCAGGCCAGCAGATGATCGGTGACACACTAACTGATACTGATATTTCTACAGCAACACCTAGCACGTTCGATCTTTATGGCTCACAGATTGAACAGTTAATGCCCATCTATCAACAAGAGTTAGGTCGCGGAATACAAGACCCTGCGGCATTAGCATTTTATGGTGATATGTTAAAAAATGGCGTTTCTCCTGATGAAATACGCAGGCAAATCGCTGGCAGTTCAGAAGGTCAAGGTTTTGTAACTCCAGCAGAACAAGCAGCTATTAACGCTCAAAACTTAGGCTTTGGCGCAAGTTCAGTAACGGGTAATGCTTTTGATGATGCGGCTCAAATTAAAGCAATGAATGAACTTCTTGAAAAAAACCAAGCAACGCGATTAAACATTGTTGGCCCTCGCACAGATTATGATAACGATTTAATGAACGTATTTAGAGGCGCAGAAGAATATAGGCAAGGGTTTGTAAACGATTTAAGCGGTTTGCTAGGTTCATTAACTGGGCAAAGCACTTTAAATACAAACATACCTGTTACAGATTTAAGTACCTCTGTTAATACTAATAACAACGCACTCGATCAATTTGTAAATTTTGATACGTTAGACCGAAGAATAAAAGATTATGAAAATAGATTTGTAAGCCCTTATTGATTAATTTTTTACGCAAACAAATGTTAGTAAGCATACTTTTTAATGTGAATAAAGTAGCAAAGGATTAAATTATGGCAGGCTCATCTACGGGCAATACTGTTGCTCAAAAAGGTACAGGAATAGGTCAAGGGCCATACCCTGTTAACCAAAATATTTATCAGCAATCACAGCAAGGTTTAGCTAGAGCTAATCAAGCGACTAACGCTGGTACTCAGTTTAGCCCAATGGCGATTACTGCGCCCAGTGCTGCAACAATGAATCAGTATTTAAATCCGTATGAAACGGGTGTGATAGACACAAACCTTGCTGACATTGAACGATCACGGCTTCTTGCTCAGAACAACATGGGCGCACAGGCCACAGCCGCTAACGCTTTTGGTGGCGCAAGGCATGGTATTGCAGAATCAGAGACTAATCGTGGCTTTGCAGATCGTGCAGCCGCTATGTCAGGTCAGTTAAGGCAGCAAGGTTATAACAACTCACAGCAAATGGCACGACAAGCGCAGATGCAGAACCAGCAGGCCCAGTTACAAGGCCAGCAGCAGCGCATGGGTGCAGCTAGTCAGTTAGGCACTTTGTCTAACTTAGGCTTTGGTATGGGCCAACAGATTGACGCTCAAATGCAGAATCAAGGGCTACAACAGCAAGCGGTTCAACAAGCGGTGATTGATGCAGCTAAAGCTAGATACGCAGGCTATACAGCACAACCAAACCAAGCATTAAACATGCCATTACAAGCGTTAGGTGCTGCTCCTTACAATACAAGCACAAATCAAACCGAAGGGTATTCGCCTGGTTTATTTGATTACTTAACACTTGCAGCAGGGCTTTAATTATGGGCTTATTAGATAGTATTGGCGGTTACTTAGGGAATGAAGAAAATCGTTTAAGGCTGGCCTCTGGGTTTAACAACATGAGTGGCAACCCTAACGCTGGAAACATTCAAACTGGTATTAACCAGCGTCTTAAAGGTTTGAGTGATGACCGCAAGCTAAAGACTGCTAATGATTTGGCAAATGATACATTAAAACGTCATACAAATATGGCCTTACAAATACTAGGAAACAAATTCCCAGAAATATCACAATTATTAACAAGCGGCCTTTTAACGCCTAAACAAGCTATTGATGAATCTAAAAAGCCGCCAGCCGAAAGGAAAATGTTTAAAGGTGCTGATAATTTTAATTATTACGAAGATGATAGAAGTCGAGTATTACCTGACTTGGTATTGCCGCCAGAAAAAGAGGGTGAACTTGTTAGACAATATAGGCTTGCTCAGGAGCAAAATTATAAAGGTACTTTTATTGACTTTAAAACAGCTATTGCAAGAGCAGGGGCCAACCAAGTTAGTATAGATAATAGAACAGGTTCAACGATTGCACCAGCAAAACCACCTAACGGCATGACTAACGTAACTGATATAGAAACTGGTGTTGTTACGCAAGTACCAATTAAAGGCGGTGTGGTTGATATTGCAGCTCAAAAACAAGTAACAAATGCAAACAATGCGTTAGAAACTATTGATAGTGCTTTAAATCACCCTGGTTTAAATGCTGCTGTTGGCTCAATAGATTCTAAGTTTGTCAGCCTTTCGCCTGATGCGGTTGCTTTTGAAGCATACCACGACCAGATCAAAGGTAAGGCGTTTTTGGCAGCGTTTGAATCATTGAAAGGTGGTGGTCAAATTACAGAGGTTGAAGGTTTAAAAGCAGAACAAGCCACGGCTCGTTTAAATTTAGCGCAAGATGAAGAGGACTATAAAAAGGCTCTTATGGATTTAAAAAGCGTTATTAATGATGTCTTAAAACGAAACCAAAATGTATTAGGTTCTATACCAGCCAGCAATAATGCTGACCCATTAGGTTTAAGGGAATAGCAATGTCTTTACAGGATATTAGAAATAAGTTTCCGCAATACGATGATATTTCAGATGGTGATTTAGCATATAAACTTTATGCCAAAAGTTACTCAGATATGCCTATGGGTCAATTTGCAGATCAAATAAATTTATCGCGTGATGAATTTTCTTTTATGATTGCTTCTGCTAGAAAAGCTGGCTATTCCCCAACTTCAAGAACGCAATCAAAAGATAGGGTTATTGAAGATTTAAACGGGACGGGTATTTTAAGGTCGGCTATTCAAACTGCTACAGTTGGCGGTGCTGATGAAATAGTAGGAGGTGGTGCAGCACTTGTTCGCAAGTTGATGGGTGATGAACGCCCTATTGGTGAAATATACACTCAAGAACAGCAGGCAGAGGAGGCTAGGCTTAATCAGTATCGTAAAACTGACCCTGTTAAAGCTGGCATAGCTGAATTTGCAGGCGGTATGCTGGCTCCACTTGGCGTTGTTAAAAATGCTAAACAAGCTTTGGCTGCTGGTGCAGGCGTGGGCGGTCTAACAGGATTTTTATCTGGTGAAAATGGAAACAGATTAAAGTCTGCTGGTTATGGTGCTTTGTTTGGTGGCTTGCTTGGCCCTGCTGCCTATAAAGGTGGAGAACTTGCTGCTAGTTCTTTTGGTAAGGCTTTACAGAATAGGGCTAAGAAGTTAGCTACGGCTGGCGCACCTACTGCTTCCCAGTTAAAAAAAGAAGCTGATGAAGCCTATCAAATTGCTAAAGATAGCGGTGTTGTTATTGACCCCGATCAATTCAATAGTTTTGTAGACAGTGTTATTAAGTCTGTATCAGGAAAATCTAGGGTTCAGCAAGAAGCTGTTGATACATTGATGCCTAAAATGAAAACAGTTAAAAATATGCTAGAGGGCAGTGTAGGTGAGCAATTAGGTCTTGATGATCTTGAAGCATTGCGCAGGATTGCAAAAATACCAGCAGGGGATATAACTAACCCAGATCAGCAAAGAATGGCTATGACAATTGTTAATGCCATTGATGATTTGATGGAAAACATCGACCCAAAACAAATGCAAGGCGATTTATTTCAAAAGCAGCTTAAAGAATCCGTTGGTGGTGCATTTAAAGATGCTAGGTCAATGTGGGGTAAGTTACGCAAGACCGAGCAAATAGATGAACTTTTACTTAACGCTGGCACTTATGCTGGCGGTCTTGAAAGCGGCATTAAAAACCAATTAAATACAATTTTAAAAAGTGATAAAAAGAAACGGGGTTTTACTAAATCAGAGTTGGATATGATGCGCGAAATTACACAAGGTACACCATTGGGTAATCTTGCAGGGTCAGTTAGTCAAATGGGGTTATCGGCTACAGGTGGGCGCAATGTATTAAGCGCAGGCACAGGAATGGCAGCAGGCGGTACGGCTGGATTTGTTATTGGTGGCCCTGTTGGTGCTGCTATTGGTGCAGGAGCAGAATTAACGGCTGCTACAGCATTAAAGTATGTTCGTGAAAAAAGCATGGAACAGCAAGTAAAAATACTGCGAGATTTAATTGCTTCTGGTCAAGTTGATAAGTTTGCTAATCAAGCTCCCGAAGCCTTTGCAGTAATTCAGCAAGCGGTACAAAAGATAGGCCAAAGCACCATAATAAACAACACACCAGAATTGCAGCGCACACAGCCTCGCGGCTTATTATCGCAATAATAGGACTAAATAATGCCACAAATGAAAGAAGATGAAATCCAAGGCGCAGTAAAAGCCGCGATAGAGGCCGCTATTGATTACGTTGATTCAGACATTAGAGATCAGCGAGAACGCGCTCAAAAGTATTTTGATGGTGCAGTAGACCTTAGTCACGAACAGGGCCGATCTAAGGTTGTTTCAACTAAAGTGCGTGATGTAGTGCGCGGTGCAAAGCCTGGTTTAATGCGTGTGTTTCTGACTAACGATAAGTTTGTTGAGTTTACACCCAAAGGCCCAGAGGACGTTCAAAATGCCGAACAAGCCACAGCATATACTCATTGGGTGTTTAACAAGGTTGGTGGGTATAACGTATTAAGTAATGCGATACATGATTCATTAGTTAAGAAAGTCGGCATAGTAAAGGTGTGGTGGAATAACGAGACTATTGCAGAATCGCACACCTATGAAAATTTGTCAGATGAAGAAGTTGAAATGCTACTGTCTGACGATGAGGTTGAAATCGTTGAACACTTGCAAGAGATAGAAATGGAAATGGACGAAATGGGCATGGAAATGTCTCGCAATGTTCATTCAATGTTAATTTCTCACAAGCGAGAAGAGGGGGAAATGGTCATTGAGGGTATCCCCCCAGAAGAATTCTTTATTGACGGGACTGCAAAGTCGATTGACGATGCTTACATTGTCTGCCATAAATCTGAAAAATATGCAGGCGATTTGGTCGCAATGGGATTTGACCAAGACATTATTGATGGTTTAGCTGGAGAAGAGGACGAATCATTAAGTGATGAAGAAAGTTTGTTACGTTTTGGAACCAGCATTGATACGTCAAATAACACTGTAAATGACCCATCCATGCGTGTCGTTGTAGTTACTGAGGCATATTTAAAAATAGACATTGAAGGTGATGGTGTACCCACTTTACACAAGTTTTTATGTGGCGGCACTAACTACGAAATATTAGAGCAAGAGCCTTGGGATAAAGCCCCGTTTGCTGATTTCCATGTTGACCCAGAACCACACGCATTTTATGGAAGATCACTTGCTGAATTAGTGATGAACGATCAGGACACAACCACTAGCGTATTACGCGGCATACTAGATAACGTGGCCTTGGTAAACACGCCCAGATTAGAAGTTAATGAAGATTTGGTGGAAATGGACGATGTGCTTAATAACGAGATTGGCGCAATCATTCGAAGTGAGCAAATAGGGTCAGTAAACCCCCTTGTAGTGCCTTTTGTAGCTGGTTCCACACTACCAGCACTCCAATACTTAGATATGCTCGTAGAAGAGAAAACAGGTATCTCTAAGATGAGTATGGGCCTTAACGCAGACGCCTTGCAGAACACGACAGCCACAGGCGCAGCATTGACGGCTCAAGCCAGCGCAGGCCATGTAGAGGTTATGGCTAGAAACCTCGCAGAAGGCATGAAACGATTATTCCAACTCATGCTACACGTTTCCATCAAAAACAGCCCAGATGAGCAAATGATGCGTCTTAACGGGGAGTTTATACCTGTTGACCCTAGTGTTTGGGATTCTGGCATGGATATGGAAATCAATGTTGGCCTTGGTACTGGCAAAGAGGACGTTAAAGCTGCCGCACTAATGCAAACATTCCAAACTCAGCAGCAGATATGGCAAACCTACGGAGCGCAAAATGGCTTAGTTTCCATGACTCAAATGCGAAACACATTGTCGGATATGTTGGCTTTGAGCGGTCTTAAAAATGCTGACCGCTATTATGCCCCAATGACGCCTGAAAAAGAGCAGCAGTTAATGGCTCAAATGGCACAACAAGCCCAACAAGAAGCTGCTATGGCTCAACAGCAAGGTGACCCAATGGCACAGGCATTGATTGAATCTGAGCAGATAAAAGCGCAAGCGCGTATGCAGGGCGATCAAATGAAAATGCAGGGCAAGATGCAAGCCGACAACATTAAGATGCAAGCCAATATGCAAGTTAAAGCAGCTGAAATGCAGTCAGCACAGGGCAAAGAACTGGCTGATTTACAACTTAAATATCGTGAATTACAAACTGGTGATGACCTGAACCGAGATAAAATGAACCAGGAACTATTAATTGAAGCCGCTAAAATCTTAGGACAATACGGCACAGCAGTCGATGTTGAACGTGTTAGAGCCATGCAAGCGGCTCCCAGATTAGGCAATGTGCAATGATTTTAAAATCACAGGCTGAAAATTTGTTAGCTAATGAGACTTTTTTGGAAGTTTTTGTTAGTCTACGAACAAATCAGTGTAATGTTTTCTTACATTCCAAGGCTGATGAAGTAGTAAAAAGAGAAGAAGCCCATAACTTATTACGAGCTTTAAATGAATTTGAGAATATTTTGAAACGGGCAATTACCGATCAAGATTTTCGAGATAAACGCAGCAAATAAAGGATAGCACCGATTATGGAATCGACTACCGAGTTAAGCATGGAAAATGCAGTTGAGGCGTTAATGGCTCAAGAGCCAGAAGTTGCCGAAGTTGAAACTACCGATACCGAAGTGGGTGAAGTAGAAGAAAACGAGGTTGAAGAGGCTGACGTTGAAGATTCAGATGATGCAGATGATGCAGATGAAGATGAATACGAAAGTGACGAAGGTGAGATCGAATCCGATGAACAAGCCGAGCAAGAAGAACCTGATACTTTTACTATCAAAGTCGATGGTAAGGACGTATCAGTAAC